GCGACCAGCGCATTGGAGACATCAGCTAGGCCGGCCATTACGCGTGCACCTCGGTTAGATCGAGCCGCCACATCTGCTCAGAGCGCTCGGCCCCGCCGACGCTAAAGCGCCGACCGAGGTCATCGATCACGATATCCCCGGAAGCGATAACGATCGGCACGCTGACCGGCAGCCATATCCGGAAACCGTGCTCATCGCCGGATGCCGGCAACTCGGCGTGCGTTCGTGTCTTGCCGCCAAACAGTTCCGCGCATGGCCAGCCGCCCGCGCCGCCCGGCGATCCGATGACGTAGTCGTCGTCGCCAGCACAGAGACCGGAATAGCCAACATTGCCGACCGCGTCAGTGGCCGGCGGCCGCGTCACCCAGATCCGCCGGTTGCATTCGATGGTCAAGATCGGCAGTTGGTCCTGCATGCCGCCGACGAAGTAGACGCTGGATCCGCGGACGAGGTAGTCCCCGATCTGGGTCTCCCGACCATCGACCAGGCAGTACCAGTACGGTTTCTCGGGCAGGCCGGGCCGTGTGAACGACCATTCTTGGGCCGAAAACGCCGCATTCAGGCTTGCCACCTTGACGGTCAGCGGGTCTGCCGCGCCAGCCGGCCGGTAGACGTCGTAGACGTAGCCGATCCGCTTGGCGGCCTTGGCGTAGCCCGCGTAAAGCTTGCCTTGCAGTTTGGCTGCGTCCATGTCACGCCCTACCTACGCTGATACCGCCCGGGCCAAGATCCGGCCCTGGCGCGAAGCCAATGAACCCGCACAGGCGCCGGCGCCAGGAATCGAACAGTTTTTCCCTGTCCGCCTGCTCACGCGCGTTGTGCGTCCAGACCGCTGCCTGCGCGGTGTCGAGGTTGTCCCCAACGGCCGGAATTGCGCTCTCCAGCGCGTACAGGTTCGTCAAGTAGGTGTTAATCAGCACCGCTTCCTCGCTCTCCGACAACGACGTCAGCCGCGTGTGCAGCGACATGACGACCATCCCGAAGTACCCGTAGACGACATCCTGATCGTTCGTGATCTGCATCGTCGTGCCGACGAGCGGGTAGCCCATGAAGCGGCGTACATCGGTCAGTTGCGCGTCGGTGAGCATGGATTACCCTTGGTTTGCGGCGTCGAGCAGCTCTTGCAGGTCCGCCTTCTTGGCGCCCTCGGGGATCTCGATGCCCTTTTCAGTCAGCGCCGCGCGCAGGTCTGCGATTCCGAGCTTCTTGGGGGCGTCCGGCACCTCGACATAGAGCACATGGGCTTCCGTAAGGTCGGACTTGTTGATCACGATGTAGCCCAGGTCGTTGTCTTCCGACTCGGGGGCGACGATGCGCACGGTTTCGAGTTGCATGGGGTCTCCAATTGGTCACTGGTCGAGGGCGGCCGGGCATGCGCCGCCCTCGCAAGCGGGCGTTTAGCCCAGCAGCGCGGCGATGTGGTTCGACTTGATGGCTTGGTAGCCCCATGCCAGGCGCACGTGGTAGACCAGTTGCATGAACTGGCGGTACACGGCGACGTCGAACACGATGCCGGTCTTCGGATCCGTGACCTGGATCACGTCGTCGGCCATATCCATGGCCTTGCCGTCCGGGCCGATCGGCATTTGCGGCGAGCGGGTGATCAGCTGCACAGCGCTACGGCTGAATCCGAGGTTCGGCGTAGCCGAGTTGCCAACGGTCACAGCGGTTGCCGACGCCGGCACGGCAACCAGCAGGCCAGGAGCCGCGATGGTCACGGTTCCGGGCGCCGAGATACCGGCGGTCACGACATACTTGTTGGCATCGCCAGCGATCGTGATCGTGTCGCCCGGGTTGATGGTGCCGGTACCGGTGATCAGCGGGATCTGCGTCGTGCCGACCGGGAATCCGGCCGTGGTCGTGGTGTACGACGCGCCGGTGCCCTTGGTCACGGCAGTGACCGCGGCGCTGTTGCGCAGGTCAAAGCCTTCCAGGCGGCCGATGATGCCTTCACGCAGCAGTGCGTCCGTGCCGGCCTCGTTCACCTTGAACAGCACATTCTGCTTGCCGCGCAGGTTGGCCATCGCGGCCGAACCCATGACGAACTGCAGATCCGATTGCGGTGCGCCGTTATCGTCCAGGATCTTGCGCATCTGGGCGATATCGCTCAGGTCGCCAGCGGTGCCGAACGGGGCGGTGCCCGGGGTGCCGTAGGCGCGCGAGGCGTTCTGGTAAGCCGTGGTGAACAGGTCGACGTCGATTTGGTTCGTCAGCGTGCGGAACGCCTGCACGAACTGGTTGCGAAGGACGCCACCGTAGGTGCCGGCATTCAGCATGCCGCGCTGCTCCTCGCCGTTCCAGCGAATCGGGGCGTGCTTCGACTTCGAGATCGTCATCGACACGTTGCCGATCGACTGGTCGCCAGTGTTCGGCGCCGTCACGGCCGGCGTGTTGTCGGCCAGCGTGGTCGCCGGGGTGATCGGAACGAGAATGGCTTCATTCAGCGCCGCTCGCTCGCCGGACGAATTCCGCGTCACGGCGGGGATCATGCCGACCATCTCGCGCGAGACGATGTCCAATGCCTCGTACAAGGTCGGAATCAGGCCGGTCAGCGTGTTGGCGGCGGCTACGCCGTACTGAGCCGGGCGCGTTACCGCATCCTGCATCAGTTCGAACATGCGTCCCGCGACCTTCGCCACGGTGGCCACCGGGTACAGGGCGACGACGAACGCCACCGTTGCCAGCGCGAGCACGCGCAGCTTCGAGAAAGTGCTCTTCATTTGGATAGACCCTCAAAAGAAAATGGCCGCTCTAGGCGGCCTGGGATTGCTTGGCGGACGAATCAGTCCGTGATCGTCACGTTGGGATCGCGCGCCGTCTTGGCCTGTTCGGCCGGTTCGAGCGCGTCGAACTGCGCACGGGAGACCGTGCGTTTGCCACCACCACCGCCGCCACCGTGGGCACCGCCGCCGGAGGCGCCGGATCCCTTCAGGATGCTGTCCCGTTGCGGATGCGATTCAACCAGGATGGACAGCGCTTCCTCGAAGTTGGCATGCTCGCCGGCGCGGGTGGGACTGAACAGCTGATTGCCATTCGCGTCCTTCGCGACGATGTTGCCGCCCTCGATCGTGAAGTGCTTGCCGAACGTGGCTTGCACGAAATCCGCTGGGATCGCCACCTTCTCGCCGATGTACTTCGAGCGAGCGAAGGCTCCGCCGATTTTCTCGCTGTAGAGCTGCTGCTCGAGTTCCTTCGACTTCGTGACGTACGGCTCGTACTGAGACTTGACGGACTCGATGGCCGCCTGCTTGATCTTGTCGACCTCGCCGGCATCCACCAGCTTCTTGTCGTCCAGGTTCTTCACGGTGTTCAGCGCCTTAATGGCCGCTTCCGGGTCCGTGATTCCTTCGAACGTCTTCAGCTTGGTTTCGGCCTCCTCGAAGCGCCGCTTGTAAGCGGTGTTCTCGCCCGTCAACTGGCCGATCTTCCCGAACGCTTGCGCGCCATCGAAGGCGATTTCTCGCCCATCGTCATGGATGTAGACCGGCTTGCCATCGGAGAGAACTACGTGGCCCTGATCGTCGAGTTTCAGTTTCATGGTGGGTGAACTTTCTGTCCGAAATGGTTTGGGGCTTCCTGCCCAGATGCCGACGCTCTGCTTACTGCTTCGCGATCGGGATTGGAAAAGGCCGCAGGGGTTAGCTGCGGCCTCGGGTAATGCGTGTTTTTAGGTCAGCCAGCGGCGTCTTTGTCTGGCGTGGTCGGCGCGTTCGGCTTGGGTGCGTTCATGGCAATGCGCTTCTTCTCGTCTTCCCACGTCAGTTCGGGGCGGATGAGACCTCGGCGCTGGCCTTCATAGAACAGCGATTCGTCGGAGAACGTGCCATCGACGTTCATGTCGCGCAGCAGTTCCATAGACGCCTCCGCCAGCGAATCGACGCCATAGTCTTGGAAGACCTGGACGTGACCGCCGGTCGGCTCCTTGACCCAATCGGCCATAAGCTGGAGGGCCTCGTCGATCGAGTTCTCCAAACCCTGCGCGATTCGCTGCAGCGTGCACATACCAGGCTCGTTGTCGGCCTCGGTCTGAGTGATGCTGGTGTTCCCCGGCTTGATGACGAGCAGTTCTGCGCCAATCTGGCGCATCATGTCCTCGAGATCCCTCAGGGAGAGCCGGCCAGCCTCGATGGCGGCGCCGGTGTGCTCCACGTACTTCAGGTCGCCGTCTGGGCTATCGCTCTTCACTGCGGCCGAGCCGCCCACGACGATATTCGCTTCGCCGAGCATCCTGGCGAACAGGATCGGCACCCGCGCGATGTGGAGAATGGTCTGCTGATCGCTCTTCGACTGCCAGTGCTCGACGTTCAGGTGTGCCAGGTCAAGCAGCGGCGGCGTGGCGGTCATGAAGCCCGTGCGCTTACCGTAGACCGGCACGAAGGTGATCTTCGGCATCGTCGAGGCGCCCTCGTCGACCTTCTGCCATTCCTTCTCACCGCCGGTGACCGACCGCTCCTGCCAGACCTCCCAACGGCCCGGGTAGAGCACCCGGACCTGCTCGACTTCCTTCTCGTGGAACTCACCGTCTGGCTCGACCGCTGTCTCAAGCAAGCGCAACTGGGTGAGCGTCTCGACGCCGCCGATTCGCTCGGACTTCCACCCCAGTAAGTTCCGGTAGTTGATCTGAACAAAATACGGGCGCGCGCCGGCCTTCTTCTCATCAGCGACCGTGCGCACCTCGCTCTTGCTGATGGGCGGGAAGTCGACCAGGATGCCAACTGCGCCGTAGGCCATCGCCTCACTGCAGATGTCGGCAGCGAAGGCGTGCAGGTTGCGGCCCTGCAGGTCAATGTCCTCGCTCCACTCCTTGATGCGCTCCGGGGTATCGTCCTCGATGGTCAATGGCTTCGAGAACGGCTTGCCGGACAGCACCTCAACAGTGCGCGCGAATGCGGAGAACAGCGTCGCCGTCCTCTTGCGAATTTCGTAGGCATTCGGGTCTTCGTTCGGCCACTGCGGTAGGTAGGTCTGCCCGGCTGCGCGCATTGCCGACGTGCCACCGAGCAGCGCGGTGATGACATCCCACTCCGCAGCCATCTTGGCGACCGCTGCTGATGGTGTGCGGACGGTCGTTTTTTGGGACATGTGATTCGCTTATCCGTAGAGGGGCGCAACAGTGGTCTGACGCTTCACAATCGGGAATTCGAAGTCGATCATGTAGCCGATCGCCGTCGTGATGTGCTGGTACTCGGTTTCCTCTTCCAGGAACGTCGAGCCCTTCTTAAGCTGCACCGTGGCCAAGCCCTTGTGGGTGTATGGCGCCTGCTTGGCGTTCACGAACAGCGAGACCTCGCCCGCGGCGTTCTTGATCTTGGCCCGCACAGCGTTTTGCCGGTCCTTGATCGCCGGCGCGGCAGGCTTCACGCGACGTGTGAATCGCCAGCCGTGCTCACGCAGCAACTTCTCCATCTCGGTGTAGTCCGATTCGTGGCCGTGCTTTTCGCCAGCGCGGCCCGCCGGATCGCCGTAGATGATGACGTGGCGGTTCTGGTGATTCTTATAGCGCTCGATGAACTCCAGCGCCGACTGACGCGCCACCGCAGAGATCAGGATGATCTCCTCGAGCAAGTAGACCGCATCGCCACGCCTCACCCCAATCCCGCTACTCAGCGGCGTGAAGTTGAAGTCGTGGTACCAGAGCAGTTGTTCATGCGGCTGGATCGTCTCGGAGGTGTAGTTGTCCTTGCTGTAGTCCTCGTAGATCCTCCCGGAGGCGGTCTCGAAGCTCGCTTCGTATTCCTGCTTGTATTGCTTGGCCGACATCTGCCGCTTGGCGGCGGCGATGGTCTCGGCCGGCAGGATCTCCGAGCTTTTCCAGTGGAAGAGCTTCCAATCCGGGTCGTTCGCAGTCTCCGCGTACTGCGCCATCTCGTAGTAGTGGTTTAGACCGTCGGGCACGCCGATGAGCCAGCACCACGCCTTGTATCCCGGCCGGGTCGGGTTGAATGTATCCAGCGCGGGGCGGATGTTCGCTTCCCACGCTTCAGCCTTGATGTCCGCGATCTCGTCGATCACGCCACCGGACCAGAACACACCTTCGATCCGCTCCGGCCGGTCCAGGCCGATCAGCTGAACCTGCGTGCCGTTGTCCATGAAGATGGTCAATTCGGTCTCGGAAGGCGCCTTGCTGCACATGCTGGTCAGGCATAGGCGCTTCATGTCCGCCCAGTAGATCTTCTTGACCTGATCCCGGGTGGGCGCGGCAATGAAGTACATCTCGCCGGCGTTCTTCATGGCCATTTTGGCAACGAACCGCTTGGCGCGCTCGGTTTTGCCAGAGCGGCGACCGGCCGGCACGACCGGGAACCGCACCCCGTTCTCCACGGCGCGGATTAGATCCGTCTGCACCGGGTGGTCGATCAGCTTGTACCAGCGGTCGAGCTCACGCTTCGTTTGCAGGGATAGCGCCATCAGTCAGGGAGGTGTGCCGCGATCTCCTTCAGCAGTTCCGTCTTGTTGTCGGATTGCGGCCGTTCGTTTTCGGCGATGCCGTACGCCTCGCGCTCAAGGCCGATCAGCACCTTCAGGGTCTCGGCCAGCTTCTTCATGCCGTCGATGCGGCCGGCGCTGGAGATGACCTTGCGGTACACGTCGTTGCGCTTATCCTGGCCCTTGTCGTCCTCGCTGCGGAGAAGTTCGCCGAGTTCGGTGAACAGGTCCAAGCTGCCGGTCTCTACCTCCAACTCATCAAGTAGAGACATGGCCAGGCGCCGGGCCCGCGCGATGTCGGTCCGATGCGCCATGCGGACGCCGGCAATTACCTCGGCGTTCGCCTCCACGATGATCCGCTCGGTTGCCGCCGCCTCCGTGGCAACCGTTTTGGCAACCTCGCGTTTGGCAACCAGCGCTTCCGCTTTCGCTTTGATCTTGGCGCCTAGGTCCCGCTCCCACCCTTCCGCCTTCGCGCGCTTCTGGATTGCGGTGTGGGAGATACCCTGAGAGGCTGCGATCTCCCGTACCGACAGCAAGCCGGCCCGGTAATCAGCTTCGATGCGCTCCCAGTCCGGCGCGGGCTTTTCAGTCTGCGCCATATGATTCTTCCTTATTTATTTCCCACAGGCTTCGATAGCCTCGGCGTGCCGGACCAGAGCGTTATGCGCGTCCACCCGGTCATACAGGTCATCGGACGCCCCGGGCAGAGCGTGTGCTTGCCCCGTGTGGCGGTTCAGGACGATCCCGGGCGTGTCTAGCAGGACGGCGCGCGCAATGCGAAGTGCTTCGGGCAGGTCCATCGCTTCAGCCATCATTGTTCGGCCACATGGGCACACACCAGACGCCGAACCACATCCACAGCATCACGGGAGCCCACATAGCCGCACCTTCAAATAGAAAACCCGCCGAAGCGGGAAAGGCGCGCGAGCGCACCCGGGAGGAGACTGGTTGCGGCCGACGGAATTGAACCGCCTACCTATGGGTTATGAGCCCATCGCTCTGCCGTTGAGCTACGCCGCAAAAACGTGTCGGTCGAAATACAACACAAATGTCTCATTTTCTTCTTGCTGATACGACATTCGTGTTGTACTATTCATTCATCGAAACAAACAACGGGAGGTCCATGAAATACAGCGAGTTCAAACGGTGGCTGGAACGACAAGGTGCAAAGTTCGAATCGCACAAAGCCGGATCTAGCCACTTCCGAGTAACCCTCAACGGTCGGTCCAGCATCTTTCCCTACCACGGTGCTAAAGAAATGGGTAAGGGGCTGGAACTGAAGATCAAGAAGGACCTTGGACTTAAGTGAAGGGAGGGCCCGAAAGGGCCTTCCCGGATCTCTCGCTCGATATTGGACATCCCAACTTACTGAGGCACGCCTATGCTGTCCTACCCTGTCACTCTGACGCCGGATACAAACGGCACTCTCCTCGTCACGTTCCCGGACGTGCCCGAGGCTACATCCGTTGGCGAAAACGAAACCGAGGCCCTCTCTGAAGGTCTCGACGCGCTCGAAGCGGCGTTCGAAATCTACTTCTCGGAGAAGCGCCCTATTCCGATGCCGTCTAAAGCGAAACGCGGTCAGCCCGTTGTCCGGCTCCCGGTTCTGACCGCGTCAAAGGTCCTGCTCGCAAATGAGATGGTTGCGCAGAACGTCCGCAAGGCCGATCTTGCGCGCTTGCTCGATTGCGACCAGGTCCAGGTCGATCGGCTGCTGAAGATGGGCCACGCCACCAAGATCGAGTCGATCGAGGCTGCACTCCGCGCGCTGGGTAAGCACCTGGAAGTCAGCCTGGCGTAGTCAAATGGAGCGGGCGGCCGGGATCGAACCGGCTAGATCGCGGGAAACTGCTCGCCGTGGTGTTCGATTGCGTGGCAGTTTGCGCATAGCACGACACACTTAGCGATTTCTGCCTGTATGCGTGCCTCAGAAAAGCCTCGTCGCACTGCCGCCGCCAACCCGAACTCTTTCGTTGTCGGGTGGGTGTGGTGGAAATGCAGTGCGGCGGGGTGACTGAAGCCGCATCGCTCGCACCTCAAACCGGACTTCAAGGCTTTGTAGGCAGCCTTTCGCTTCTCTGTCGCGGCCTTGGCCTGCTGAATTCCTTGCTCCCGATTGGCCACATAGTTCGCCCTGCGCATCGCTCGATGGCAGGACTTGCACTCGTTCGCCCATCGCGAATCGACCCGGCTCTTCACGGCAAACTCGGAAATGGACTTGGTCTGCTTGCATACGCAGCATTCCTTGCTGGTCACAGCCTTTCTGGCGGCTACGCCAACAGCTCGCTTCCATTCGGTGGAACAGGGATGCGAACAGAATTGGGCTGCGCGCTTGCCGGCGAAAGCGCTACCGCAGTGTTTGCAGGACTTCGATCCCATAGTTGTTCGCATCCGGGTAAGTGGTGTCCCTCAGGGGAAGGCAGACAAGCCGTAGGCGGTAATTCGCCCGCTTATCCCAGCCCGGCCGGCGCTCTTCCGCCTTCCCCTCAGGCCCCTTGTCATGTGCGGCGTAAAGCCCACATTTGAAATGGGTGTTTGTCTTTTGCTAATCATTGCGCTATAGTTCGCGCAAACAGCATACACATTAGCAAACAGCTAGCGAATCACCCGACAAGGAGAACACCTCATGACCGATCAACAACTCTCACCCGCATGCGCCAGAAGACCGACGGCGCGCGAGGGCAGGAAAAGAAGAGCTTGCGCGCGGCCCCAAGTTTTCCTGGCGCACGGGCCGCGCGCTGTCTGACGGAGCCCGGGGGTGCCTCTGCCCCGCGCCAGATCGAAGTGATAAAGACAAGAAGCCCCACACCTTTGTGGGGCTTCGTGCTTTTGGAGTGCGCGTAGAATCGTCCGGCAGCCGGGGCCGGCATCTCGCCCCGCTAGAAACGCCAAGAGCCCGGCAAGTGCGGGCTCTCGTGGGGCAGTTTCATAGTCTTCTGAGCGACAGGTCGCTAAACTAGCGGCATATTAGCAAACTTGGCGCACATGGTCAAACGTTTTGCATATGCGTTAGCTTGCTGGGCGAAGAAAAAGGCGATTCAGCGCCAGATCCAGTCTCCGAACTTGGTTAGAGGCCGCGACCAGGTCCTCAGCATAGACGCCCATCACCTTATGCTGCGACTCCCCGTCGGCCAGTTGGTAAGTCAGCACGACGCCGCTTACCTTCCCTTCCCGGTAATCCCGAATAAATTGCTCGAGGGCGGCTACGTCCTCGGCGTTATTGACCACGTTGTCGTTTCTTTTGGTTTCCATCGTCCTCGAGGGTAATCACCCGTCCCTTTGATTGCGGTTGGTTTGCGTCCTTTACATTCCATGCCATCCCCTCGTCCAGCTTGATATCGAGAATCTCGGCTATCGCGCGCAACTTCGACGGGGGGATGGTGAGGAGCCTATCGTAGATAAGCCGGGCGAGCATCATGTC